GGCGAAATAGTTTTAGATTTGACAGGGCCTGATGGAAATGCATTTGCTCTCATGGGCCATGCACAGAATTTTGCAAAACAACTTGGTTACTCTAAGTTGGCGATTGATGGAATTATCGAAGAGATGAAACTATCTGATTACGAACACCTTGTTCAGACGTTTGATAAATACTTTGGACAGTTCGTCATATTGGAGCGTTAGATGACAGGATTAGAATTTTCAATGGTGGCGACACCTATACTTGCTGCCTTTTTCTACTACGGTAAACACCAAGGTAAGAAAGAAAAGATTGAGCATATTATCGACCATACTTTAACTCAGTTAGAAAAGAATAATATGATTAAAGTTAAGGTTGATAAAAATGGCGAAAAAGAGATTTTGCCTCTTGACAAATACCAGAAAGTTTGGTAATATATAAAGTAATGTGAGTGATTCGGAGAAAGGTTAAAAATGTGATTTACGAAACACTAGAAGAAGCGGTTCTGGCCGCTAAAGAAATGTGTGGAGCGTTGGAGACAATCGTGAAGATTACTGCCTGTAAGGGTGGATATGAACTGTTTGGAACTGGCGACTTTGTAATGGAAGTAACGGAGTAAAAATTGAAAAAGACTTTGATGACATTAGCACTAATAGGTGCATCTGGTTCTGCATACGCAGCGACAGTACAAGATTTCAATAAGACAGTTATTAATCGTGTTCCCTATAATGTAGAGGTTTGTACAAACCAATCGGTAGGTGGAGACAAGACTGGCGACACATTGAAAGGTGCAATCATTGGGGGTATTATCGGTAACAATGTTGGTAATATTGACAATGGTGGAGCATTGGGTGCAGTACTTGGTGGTATGCTTGGACATAATAATTCCAATGCCACTGGTGGTACTCAACGAGTATGTAATGTGCAAACTCGTTATAATGAGGAATCTGTAACTGTGTATTCTCATAGTGTAGTAACTTTCTACCATGAGGGCAGACAGTATAAACTTAGGTTTCAGAAGTGAAACAGTTGAGCGAATCTGTCCGTAGCTCAGCTGGATTAGAGCAACGGCCTTCTAAGCCGTGGGTCGCAGGTTCGAGTCCTGCCGGACAGGCCAACTATTGAGGAAATAATGTACTATAAAAATAACTTTAAAAGGAACAAGAAAAAACAAGAGAAACCATTAGGCGGTATGACAGTTACAGTTCGTAACGATGATGTCAATGGCGCTCTAAGAGTTCTCAAAAAGAAACTTCTCAAGGAAGGTGTATTTCAAGAATTGAGAGAACGTGCATACTACGAGAGTAGAGGTACGAAAAAACGAAAGGCAAAGGCGGCTGCAACTAGACGTTACAAACGTAAGATGCAGAAGCGTATGGAAGAATTTGGTTATTAAGAGGTGATATAATGGCACGGCGTGCTAAAGTGGAGACTGACTCAACAATCCCTAAGACACGAAAAAGACGTAAACCGATGACGGCAGAACAAAAGGCTGCCGCCGCAGAACGTCTTGCGATTGCACGAGAGAAGCGTGCCAAAGCAAATCCCCCCAAATATACAAACATCCATCCCTCTGTGGTTCAGAAACCAGAAGAGGATGCAATGTCTATGAAGAACGTCCAGAAATGGATTAAGACACAGAAAGAATTGTTGTCTATTGCAAAGAGTGATATTAGACGTAAGGTAAAGGGTGCAGAGGCCCGTGTCGCTTCCCATGAAGGATACATTCGTAATCTTCAAAGGTATCTAAGAGATGGTGACTATTGCGATGACTTCTATGGTGAACACCAACAAAGTAAAGTAAAGTGGATTTGTAAGACAATGGCATATCATCCAGACGGCACACCTAAAAGAAGTGTGGGTGTATTCTATCCAGATATTGGTTGCACTTGGACAAAGGAAATGGAAAATGAATGATAATGACAGTAGTGATGGAAAAATTATTCAGTTTCCAAATAGAATGAAGGTACATAAAAATCTCAAGATATCTGACAAGGCAATCAAATTACATACTGACTTGAAATTTGCAGAACACCTTACTGAAGGACTTGTTGTAAATATGATTGCCAATATGCAAGAAAATGGAATGGATACTGAAAATCCAGAATTCATTAAAGACATTGGGTTTATGATTGAACTTGTCAAGGCTTGTATCTATAGAGACATGGGTGTAAAACATCCTATGCAAGAACTTGTTGACATTTTCGTACTTTCAGATTATGATGAGACTCAAGGACTATATACTGAGTTCGATTTGGATTTGGTTAAAGATGTAATTGAAGAAATCAAGGGAGATGAAAAAGAGTAGTTATGATATTAATTGATATGAACCAAGTATGTATCAGTAATCTAATGATGCAGATAGGTTCTAAAAGACAAAATGATGTAGATGAAAATTTGGTTCGCCATATGGTTCTAAACTCACTTAGGATGTATCGTTCTAGGTTTGGTGATGAATACGGTGAACTTGTTTTATGTTATGACAGCAAAAAGTATTGGAGAAGAGATTACTTTCCTAATTACAAATCTAATCGAAAGAAGGATAGAGAAGCCTCTGGACTAGATTGGAATCTAATCTTTGAAACACTAAATAATATTCGTGATGAGATTAAAGAACACTTTCCTTATAAGGTTCTTGAAGTCGAAGGTGCAGAGGCAGATGATTGTATCGCTGGTATAGTTGATTACGTTTCTAAAACACCTACTGCATATGAGAAGGTTCTTATCTTATCTGGTGACAAAGATTTTATTCAGTTGCAAAAACACAACTTTGTAAAGCAATTTTCACCTGTATTGAAGAAGTTTGTGAATGGAATAGACCCTCACCTATATATTAGAGAACATATATTGAAGGGAGATAGAAGTGATGGTGTACCAAACTTCCTATCTGCTGACGATACATTTGTAAACGAGTTGCGGCAGAAACCACTGGCCAAGAAGAAAATCGCTACATGGGTTGAACTTGAACCAGAGGATTTTTGTACAGAAGAAATGATGAGGAATTATCAACGCAACAAAACATTAATTGATTTGGAATGTATTCCTGTCGTTTTGAAAGAACAGATATTGATTGACTATCTGAAACCACCTGTAGGTGATAGATCAAAACTACTAAATTATTTCATATCAAAAAGATTGAAGAATCTTATGAACGATATTGGAGACTTTTAATATGAGTAGAACATATACACCTCTACTTTCTGAGGTACTAAAGAAAGTACATAACGCAAAGACAAAGGATAAGAAGATTGCAATCCTAAAAGAGAATGATTCAGATGCTCTTAGGATGGTACTTAAATCTTCTTTCGACCCTAACATCGAATGGGTATTCCCAGAAGGAGAAGTTCCTTACCAAAAGAACGAAGCCGCAGAGGGAACAGAACATACTGTTCTGAGAAAAGAAGCCAGAAAACTGTTTAGATTTGTAAAAGGGGGTGACAACACTTTACCACAGTTTAAGAAGGAAAATCTTTTCATCCAAATGTTGGAGGGGTTGCATTCAACCGAGGCCCAACTTATTGTTGACGCCAAGGACAAAAAACTGCATCAGGTTTACAAAGGACTATCTGACAATGTAGTTAAAGAAGCATTTGGTTGGAATGACCAATATATCAAGGAAACCTAATATGAAAGAAAACTATCAAAATTGTTTGGAGATTATTCTGCATCACGAAGGCGGTTATGTAAATCATCCAAAAGACCCTGGCGGCGAAACTAATCTTGGTGTCACTAAAAGGGTTTATGAAGAATGGGGTGGAACAAAAGACATGAAGGATTTAGAAGTGTCTGACGTTGCTCCAATCTATGAGAAAAACTATTGGGGGCGACTAAAATGTGACGATATCCCATCTGGGCTTGACCTCTGCGTATTCGATTTCGGAGTGAACGCTGGTACAGGACGCAGTGCAAAATATCTTCAGCGTATGATTGGCACTGTTGCAGATGGTGGAATTGGCCCCAATACACTAAGGACACTTGGTGAGTATATTGATGAACATGGTCTTGAAACAACTATTAAGAACTTTCAAGATGCCCGTCAGTCATACTATGAGAAACTCTCTACCTTTGACACATTCGGTAAAGGTTGGACTCGTAGGGTTCTAGAAACTACATCTTCTGCTCTAAAAATGTCTTGACAAAATGCCCAGTTTTTAGTATTATATAACAGTTGGGGGAAGGTGAACTCCTCTCTCTCTCAAACTCTCTCACACCCCCAACGACCAAATCCCCTGAGAAATCAGGGGATTTTTTTTGAAAAAAGCTATTGACATATATGGTTTGTTATGATAGCATATAGGTATAGTTAAGAGAGGTGATTCGCATGAATTATATTGAAGTTATCGGTGGAAACAAGTTTCAGAAACATATCGCTGAAACTGTAGTTACCCAGATGATTAAGGCTCTCATGCCTAGAATGAAAACATTAGAGATTACAGTCAACATCAAAAAATTAACAGGTGATGCTGTTGGTTGGTGTATGATGGAAGATGATAATCGTGAGTTTACGATTGATGTTCACAACAAATTAACACTGAAAGATTTTGTGACTACTATCTGTCACGAGATGGTTCATGTAAAACAATATGCAAGAAAAGAGACTTGTGGTTATGGTGAGAAGTGGAAGGGTAAAAAGGTTAACCCTAAAACTGCCTACTATGATTTGCCTTGGGAGAAAGAGGCTTATAAAATGCAAGACAAACTTGCTCAACTAGTATGGGATGCAGATGTACTCTAAAGAAATAAGAAACAGAATTATACTGTCAGTTGCGGCTTATGCCTATGAGTTTAAGGGTGATAGTATTATGTCAGACCATGAGTTTGATGATTTAAGTCTGAAAATAAATCCAAATCAAGAAACTGGAAATGATTTATTAGATAAGTTTTTCAAAAATCATTTTCAGCCACATACTGGAATGTGGATTAGAACTCATCCAGAGATTAATAAGTTAGATTATTTGTACAAGACATACTACAAAAAGTCTTGACAACTAGCGAATCATTTGATAGTATAGCTATGTAAGATACGAAAGAGAGGAAATTATGGGAAAAGTTAAAAGTTACATTATGGACATTGAAGAGGATGTCTACAATATCGAAGGTTTAGAAGATAAGATTTCTGAGTCTGAAGATATTTCTGAGGTAAATACTTTTGTAGTTGATACACTTGGATTGAAAACACATTTCGATATTAGTATTGCTGAGAATGCAATTTCAGAAATGTGGAATGAACTTTGGTGCCAATACCAAGACGGCCCTTATTAAAAGAGAGGATTATATTATGACACAAGTTGCAGTTATTCATACAGCGTTTGAAGATACCCCACGCACAGTTGCGTTTGTTGAAGTGGGTGAACGAGTTGGTACGGAGGCTCTTGAGTATGCGTATCGTTGGACACAGAACATCATGGACAGTTGGTCATTGAAGATGCCACAAGATGGTAACGATGATGTAACCGTCATGGGTGAACTACCTGTTGTAGATGGTGAGACTTATGGTTTACGTTCTACTTCTATGGGTGATCAGATGTTGCTTGGAACTACCAAGTACAAGGTGGCTATGTGTGGTTTTGAAGAGATTTAGTCTATTGTTCATTATATTTGCACTATCTGGTTGTGTATCTACGCCCGAGTTGGTTATTGAAATTTACCAGAAGTGTAAATATAGGAACGATTGTATTGGTGATAGAATAGGAGAAATGTTTAATGTTGGGTAGATTGACCTCATGTGTTCTCATTGCATCTATCTCTGGTTGCCACCCAGTGTTTGCAGATGTACCATGTGAATACGATAAAACTGTAGAAACAAATTGGACACAACAAATCGAAAAGACTTCTAATATTGACAAGAAAGTTTTCCCATATGTTGAGGATACCAGAAAATGTATTATGTCTATGGACGTAACGATTGACGGTACTACATATCCTACAGAGGGTGCATATGTTTTTGGGCCTGAC